CATCTTTACGCAATTGAGCAAGTTGACAAGACTTATATTTCGGCAAGAAGACGATGCAATTTTGAGTTACCTGAATGATGATGGACAAATGGTTGAACCGGTTTATTATGGACCCATTATACCGATGATATTGGTAAATGGGACGAAGGGTATCGGAACTGGATTTAGCACGGACGTCATGCCACATAATCCAATTCAGATTATTCAATATATTCGCGCGATGCTCCAATCGATCCCGATCGCAGATAGGCCTACTATTGAACCATATTTCAAGGGCTTTAAAGGAACGATTCAAAATATTGCATCTGCCTCAGCACAACAACCGGCACAGTCTGCTACCGGTGCTGCTGCTGCGCGTTATTTGATAAAGGGCTGCTATGAGATTGTCGCAGATAGAAAAGTCCGTATTACAGAATTGCCAGTTGGAACATGGACTGATGATTATAAACAGTTTTTAGAAGGGTTGATGGACGTACCGCCTGCGTCGTCGGCGAGTGGTGGAGGAAGTGCTGCAAATGCGTCGTCGAGCTGTCCGGTCTTGAAAGAATATGTAGATATGTCGACCGATGCAGTTGTTGACATTACTGTTACATTTCATCAATCATACCCTCATTCTGTAAAGGATATGAGCGAGACGGCAACAGAGAACGGTTGCAACAAGCTTGAAAAGATACTTGGGTTATATACAACTCAGTCAACGACGAATATGAATTTGTTTGATGCGCATGAAAAACTTAAAAAATATGCAAACATCTACGATATCATCGATGACTATTACTCGGAGCGTCTTAGTATGTACTCGAAGCGCAAGTTGGCGTTGCTTGCGCAATTAAGTAATGAACTGAAAGTCTTGTCAAATCGGGCAAAGTATATTCAGGAAATTCTGGACGATAAACTGGATATGCGCCGTAAAACAAAAGAGGTCGTATTTGAAATACTGAAGACGCGAGGGTATGATCATATTGAAGGTGATGAAGAGTATCGATATTTGCTAAAGATGCCGATGGACAGCGTAACTGAAGAAAATGTGACGAAGCTTTTGGCGGAGAGGGATTTGACTCGTGCAGCACACACAAAACTAACTGAAACATCGATTGAAGAATTGTGGACCAAAGATTTAGATGAACTAGAACAGGAATATAAGAAATGGGTTGTTTCAACGACTACAAGTGTGGCTGTGGGAGCAGGAGGAGGTGTAAGTGGCGGAAAAGGAGCAGCTACAGTAAAAAGGAAATTAGTTGCGAAAAAGACGACAGACACAGATCAATAATACGATAAAAGAATAGACTACTGCGCTATGTAGCGACGACGATTACGACGACGATTACTACACTACTGGTGAAAAATACATAAATAAAAATAGGTAAATCTCTTATTTTTATTTTATTAGGATTTAAAATCCGATGCCTTAAAACCAAGGTTTCAATTCGAGCGTTTTATGTTTGTAATTGGAGAACATAGGTCGTGAGATAGGAGTATACATATTGCTTACATCTCGCTTATATTGTATATAACCTTCTGCCTCGCCATGAATGCGTGGAATACAGTATTCATAAACCAAGTTATTTAGTTCAATTATCTGATCCCGAATGCTGGTAGGTGCATTTACGGCATTCTGCAAAAATATGGTTCTCATGATAATGCGTAATGTATCGCAGTCTTGTTCTCCTATAACGTATTTACCGTTGGATCTCTGATAAACACCTGCGCGAATTCCATTTTGGATTATTTGCATATTTTCTTTGCTAAAATAAGCATTTGAAAGAGGCGTATTTTCCCATATTCCATTTAGAGCATCGCGATATGTTACACATTGGTGAACAGGATTTTTATCGTAAAGTGCGAATTGGTCCTGAATTGGAGGAGTGATAATATCGAGACGTCCATTTTTAGGCTGCCCTATAATCGTATTTTCGGGAAATTGACGATATTCATAATGATCCATAATACGATTTTATATTATATTGAATTTATATATTATATATTATAATAATTATTGTAATTATTTGAATCATGGACGATTTTGTTTCTCAAGTAAAAAATACCGGTTCTTCTGCATTTGGAAACAGTAGTGGAAGCGGGAGTGGAAGTAGTGGAAGCGGGAGTGGTAGCAGCGGAAGCGGGAGTGGTAGCGGCGGTTGGTTTAGCAATTTTTTTAGTATGACTATACAAAAAATGGCACTATTATTGGCAGGTATTGCGCTCGTAATTTCAACGATAACGGTTGCGATTTTATTGTGGAAATCTAAAAATGCTCAAAAATGGCCACCTGAGATTTCAAAATGCCCTGATAGATGGAAATTAAATAGTGATGGTACGTGCACAGATCCGTTTGGATTATCTACTGGAGTTACGATTTCAAACAGCCCCGATAACTGTATTAATTATAATAATATTACTGGTAAGAAATATTCTGATTCAGGATTAACAAGTGGATATATACCATGGGAGGGTGTGCTAGATGGAGATCAGACCAGAAGTTCCAGTTTAAAGTGTTAAACAATAGTAGTTTAAAGTGTTAAACAATATTTTGTATTATTCGCGTATAATGTAACGATAATACAAAATGTAACTGTATAATCATGTATAATGATATATAACGAATGAGCTGTATTTACATGCGAAGAGTGCCGGGAGCAGCCATCGATGCGTTCTTTGCAGCAGAAGGAAGAGCATCACCTGATCCGGCACTAACGAATGATCCGGCCTTCATATTTCCGGTAACACACATAGAATAGAACAAGCGAGACTGGAAATACATAAGACCGTACACAAGAATCATCAAAAAGGAGTATAAGGTGCTCATCAAGGTGACCTTATTTCTAAACAACATAACCAGAGAGACGACAAACCCTAAAGCTGCAACAATCAAAAAGATAAAATTAACAACGGTAAGCCAATAAAAAAGGACGCAATAATCCTTATCGAGAGGTGCGAAAAAGTCAGAAAGACTGTCCATCGTAAATAATGGTTATGGGTGTGTATATAAATAGTTTATATTATAGACAAAGAAAAAAATGAAATTGTATTATTCGTTCTAAATATGTTAAATATAATAAGTATCACATTATAAGATTAAAACATAAAAGAATAAAAACAGAATATTTACGAAATGAATGCAACGGCTATAAATCTAACATTATTACATGATATGAATTTCAATAAAATACTAGGACGTGAAACAATTTATAATAATATTAAAGATTTTCTTCATGCGTTTCAACAAAATAAGAAAGATTTGACTTTTAAAAGAGGTATTTATATTTATGGTGCGCCAGGATCTGGTAAAACAGAATTTGTAAACAGATTATTAAAAGATCTAAATTATGATATTATAAAATACGATGCGGGAGATATACGTAATAAATCGATAATCGACTCGATTACACAGCATAATATCTCTGATAAAAATATTATGTCAGTATTCCAAAAAAAGGTTCAAAAGATAGTCATAGTTATGGACGAATTGGACGGTATGAATAATGGCGATAAAGGTGGTATTACATCACTTATTAAATTAATACGGCCGAAGAAAACCAAAAAACAAAAACAAGAAGAAATTACGATGAACCCAATTATATGTATTGGGAATTATCACATCGATAAAAAAATAAAGGAATTAATGAAGGTATGTCATGTATATGAATTAAAAACACCGACAACTTCACAAATGAATCAACTTATTGATGTTTCGATTCCGAATATTGATACAATATTACTTCGCAAAAATATAATTTCATTTATTCAAGGTAATCTACGAAAATTAAATGCAATCATAGATATGAATCAAAAACAGCATGAAATATTAAAAACAAATATACTACAAGCTATTTTTCAGCCCAAAACATATAACGAAGATAGTAAAAAAATAACCCAAAAATTAATTAATACACCGTTTCCAATATGTGAGCATAATAACCTGATAAACGAAACCGACCGTACAATAATTGGACTATTATGGCACGAGAATATAATTGATGTACTAGAAAAAATGCCATATGAGGTTTCTATACCATTTTACCAAATATTATTGGATAATGTATGTTTAGCAGATTATTTCGATAGAATTACATTTCAAAAGCAAATATGGTTATTCAACGAATTATGCTCTTTGATAAAGACATTCTATAATCATTATTTGTATCATAATGCCTTTACTAAAAAACCAAAGTATAATCCGACAGAAGTTCGATTCACGAAAGTATTAACAAAGTATAGTACTGAATACAATAATTCACTTTTTATACAAAATTTATGCATGCAACTTTCTATGGATCAAAAGGATATGTTTGCATTTTTTTTAACACTACGAAACCAGTACCCAGAAGAAGAAATACCGAGATTACTTGAAACATACGAAATAACCAAATTGGATATTAATCGAATTTACAGATATTTAGACAAATATTTATTAAAAACCAACGATTCTGATACAAAACGAAATGAAACCGGTTGTAATGAAGACTTTAGTGATATTGATGATTGAATGAATGAATTCGCGCGTTTAATGTCATATGAAAAGATATAGCGAATATACAAAATTATATTGCGATGGGTGCTTCTATTTCATATGATTCAAAGTATAAGATGTCTATGGATATAGATGTAGAGTGCTTTACATTATATCCTGCGAAAACTTCAAATAAGAAGAAGCGCGGTGGACGTGGTGTTAAATTTGAAAAACCTGAAGGTGATTACGACCATCAGCACGACCACGACGATGATGGATCCGATTCGGAATCTAAATCTGGAAGTGACAGCGCTAGCGGTAGTGATAATGAGAGCGGCAGCAGCAGCAGCGAAAGTGAGGGTGAGCTGCAACGCGTTCCTGTAAAGATTACATCAGAAATCGCCGGCTATATTCGTAATTATATTCGCGGGAAGGAGTTTATGGAAATCCTGGACGATTTAACCGAATTTGATTTGGAGCCCTATGGTCACATGGCAAATACTGCTCTAGTATTCGACACTAAAACTGTAACTTATGATGCCGATAATAAGACGATCGACGCTCTAGGCATCTGGGATTACATTCCACCTAAGTCGTCTTCCAAAAATAAGAAAAAGCAATCAGGTGGTGAATACGCCGAAGACGACGATGATGAGTATGAAGGTGGTGGTAAAAGCGGACGCAATAAGCGAAGACAAAGGTCTGAAAATAATACCGTAACCGAGTATAAAACAAAAGAAGATGAACTCGACGTATCAAGCATTCTCAGTATTCTTCGTGAAAATTTTAATGCTGCTAGTAAAAATAATGACTTTGTAATTCATAAGACAAAGGCAAATGTATTAATGTTGAACATTACTAATGTTGATATTTCGAAGGAGTAAAATTCACGTGCTTATTATATATTGCGTTTAAATTCAATATATAATTATAATAAATGACAATATTTATTGCTGTAATCGCAGCATTTATGAGTATCGGATTATCTATCAACGTTTGTTGTAATAAACGAAACTAATAATTATTACATTAATTCGGCATTCGTATTTGTTTGAGTTAGGTCGTCTAATAGGCGTCGCATCTCTCTATTTTCTTCAAGTAGGTCTTCATACCGCTTCATTAAATCGGGCGGACAATTAGTCGTATTTTTGTCTTGGTTTGTAACATGCGTAGTATCAACATTCGCGGGTTTATCAACAATTTCAACGATCTTTAATTCATTATCATCATCGGCATTTTCTGCATTTTTCTCAACAACCTTGCGTAGATTATACAAATCAAACTGAAGTTTTTTAATTTCTTCATTCATTTGATGAATCTTTTTATCCCGATTTTGAATTTCACCCTGTTGCTGTTGTATAATTTCGACAACTTGTTTATTAGATAATGCAACAGGCTCCTGTCCTGGTTGCTGAAGAATAATCTGTCCATTATCACCGCCACCACCATTCATTTGTTGCGCTTGTTCTGCCGCCATTCTCTCTCGATCTCGCTCAAGCTGTAATGTTTGTTGTATTACATCTGGCTTCATTTCAGGTCTACCTGGCAAATAATCTACCAGTATTTTTTCTAGGTCTACCATATAAAACTTTCGAAGAACCGGATCTTTGATGAAATCCATAACCCGCTTTGGAGTATCTTTTACTACCTGAGGATTCGCATTTACCAATAGCTTTCGTTTATCGAATGTATTATGTTCATGCGAAAATACCAATATAACCTTCATCGGATTTAATTGCACAAATGGAACAGTATAATCTTTCAGAAATGCGCGCTCCTCCGCCAAACATGCCTCATCGTTATATTTATGCTGCTTCAATAGCTTTCTCTTAAATGCAAATGTTCCCGCTGTTGCATGATTTGGCCCATACGGACCAAACTTCTTCATTTGGTTGATATGCTTAAAATAAATATATATTTCACTTGAACCTGCACATAGTGCTTCCGGGTGTGTTACAAGCATATGAACCGCATGTGACACTCTCTCTGGTGGGTAATAATCATCATCGTCCATATACACCAATATTTCTCCTCGTGATTTTTCATGTAGAAGATTTCTCTTCTTTCCCAGAGTCATTTTGGTATCGTATTTAAAATATTTCACACGAGGGTGCGACGCAATAAGATCTTCGATTGGATCAGTACCATCATCAATAATAATCCACTCCATTCTATCTTGCGGATAATCTTGATGATCAAAACACGATATCATCGCCGTAATGAAGGGTCGTCGGTTAAATGTTGGCGTACAAACGCTAACAAATGGGTACGTCTTAAAATATTCTGGACTCGATTTTGCCGGTTGGCTATTATTCGTATTTGTATTTTTTCCCTTTGGCATTCTGTAGATACAACTATAAATAAAAAGGGTTTATATACTATTACAAATCCGTTTTATGTTAATTTCATTATTTATTAACGGCGATCTAAGGAGTATTCGCCGCCACCGCGGCGGCTGCCGCCTTTTCTGCTTTCGTTCTTTCTTTATATTTTACAATACTATCTTTAATACCGGTTATAGCCGGCCATAGAAAATAAGTTGATATAGTCAATAACGTAAATAAAATAACTAATGCAATATCTTCATCAAATGTATTAAATGCCTCAGCAATAAATATTACAATTAAAAAGAAAAATATAATTGGTACGTATTTTGCATACAAATCTCTGTATTGAACAGGATTCGTCAGAGGAAACAAGACAAACGAGCCAATAAACTGAATAAATTGGACAACTGATATTATTAATGGAATTAATCCAAGTCCGCAACCGGTAAACAACGTCCATATTATACCACCACCCCATGTTTTAACATCTTTATTTTGTGTCTTATTTAACAACATACCTACAACCGTAAAAACATATGGTATTCCGAGCATAAAATACAGACATAACAACATAAATACACACATACCGACTATAAACATAAACGGTTCGACATAATCACGTAATTCTTCTGGAATTTTCACATTTCTAATGAAATCTAATATCTTAACCAAGAAAAATCTGCTTTTGGTAAAATGAAACACGGTTGTATTATTAACCCATTGCTTGGCTCTACCAAGAATAAAGTGACCATTTAATAATGTCGCTTTTTCGTCATCTTCTGCAAGCTCATTTATTTCTTTGTGCTGTTCTTCAGTCAAACAAAATGCCTTAAAAACGAGCTTTTCTAAAAATATAGAGGCATTTACTAATATCTCTTTACCATACTCATTATCGGGCTCTTTATCCTTTGTATATTTATATATATCTCCAAACTTAATTTTCGCACATTTCGGTTCTGGCGGCTCTTGTCCCTCACTTTCCGGAGCGTCAGGGCAAGGTGCATATAAATCTTCGGTATAACAATATGGCCATTTTACTGGATCAATCGGAAATAAATCTTTCAGGTCGATAGGTATTAATGTCTTATTTGTATAAAATAGCACATTTACTGCAAGAATTGAGAAGATAAATAGATATAATGTAGAGTAACCAATACTTTCCCCGAATTGCGATAATTTTCCCCAATCGATCATCGCAGCTAAACCCGATACTTCTTCTTCTGCATCTGCCATTTACAATAATAATCGCAGAGATATATTCTAATATAAGTAAATAATTAAATATTCGTAATGAATGATTATATATTCCGAATATTTAATTTTTAGAGGTTTATACATGAAATAACAATTATCGTGCATACATCAACCCGCAATTTCCCGAAACAAATGTAAGAACATTATATCTTTCTTCTAGGATATGTAAATCATATGTGTAGTGATAAATATTTATATTTGGTTTGTTTATTCCAATAATTTCATTCGTTTGTGGATTGCAAATGGTCCTAACAACTGCATTCTGGTCTAAAGGTGGATAAATAGTAGACAATTCTAATTCGATTTGGTTAAATTTACTCATATTAATAGCGCCGCTGGGTTGTGTATCAAAAGGGTCAGTATTCATACAAAAATTATAGCAATAAATACCCGGCTTTGCGTTACCGCGAGTCCTGGTGTATTTTTCAACGTAGTTATATATGCCAGCGTCCAAAATATTTTCTCTATATTTGCCATTTAATGAAATACCCATCGTCTGTAAAATATCTCGTTCATTCTCGATTTGAAAATCGCCTGTTATATGCAGACCAGTTAAACGTGAATCTTTTGGATTGATACCTGGGCCTATACCGTCATATTTACCGAATTTGTCGTAATAATAATGATCATTAGAAAAATCGGTAACCCAGCCGGGGCGGTTACTCAAATCACCGCCTTGCGGTAACAAAGAAACATTTTCATAGGAAGAAAGACCACACTTCCATTTATCATCTACTGGTGCAGGTACAATATCATACGGAAGATAATTATATGGCCAGTTTGAATAATTACTCCATTCATTTCGCAAGTTTACATCACTACGTTGAAAGAATATTGACCATGACGAGACCATACCCATCGAATTTTCTATTTTTACCTTTTTATTTCCAGTTATATCGTTAAATGTCCAGTCGTAATACGATTTTATCAAATATTTTTGTTGGTTTGCTGCGAATATTTTCGACTCATCGTCTGATAAAAAACAATATGTCGATATCAAATGTACGTCAGCATTCCAATCAGTTCTATAGTTAGAATATGAATCTAATGATAAATCGATACTTGGTGGGGGGTGTAAAAACCGCCATATTTGATGTTTTGGGTTGGAAAAATTAGGTTGAACAATCGGCCAGTAATTGTCTGGATCGCTTACATCACGTATCGTGAATAATTCGCGAACCGGTCGTAACGTAACATCGATTTGCAATTGATTATACTGAAGGCATACTAACGGAAACGCCATTTTAGAAGAAAGTGTAAACCATGAATTAATGGGAATATACAGTTTACGCCCACGAATCGACGGTTCTGCTCCTGCAGCATTTTCTGTTTTATATGCGTTTGGATATTGATTCAATCTTGCACCAGAACAACCAGGGTTATATAATTCAGGTACATGCCCGGTCATTTCATCATATAAATCGCGCTTTGTTTTATCAAAATCGCGTTCGATGATAGACATTAAATTATGCCCGGAGAATTTCTGAAGTGTCATTCCACCGACGGAAATAACAATCTCTTTGATCATCTGTGTTCCGATATTTTCAATCCAACGAAATTCATATGGCGCCCACATCTGCCCCTTTGTCTCTGGCGGATATATTGGACTCCATACCGAGGGTAACGTAACACATACATACGTATCCATCAATAACTCTGCATATCGCGGCATATAAAATGTAAACTTGGATTCTTCTGTCATTCGAAGTTTTTTTTGTCCATCAAAATCAATTCTAAACTTTTGAAGCCCAAAATTAGTATATTTAAGATAAGTGCTTTTAAAAAATGATTTTTTCGGATTTCCATTTAATATAACATTTTGATTACCTGTTGCGATCAAATTTAGTAATCCGCCTGTCATTATTATAACTATTATACTTTATAACTATATTCTATTGCTATTATATTCTATTAGTATAACTTTATATAAAAATATATAATTTCTAATAATAATATACCCAATATATACATATTAAATATAGAAACATAAATGAATCTAAAAAATTATAAAGAAGAAATTATATTTATATTTGTAATTCTGTTAGTGATATCAATATGGCGAATGATCGAATTATTCAAAGACAATCGTAATCGTAATAATACGATAATAAAAGAAGGAATGGTAGCCGAAGAAGGAATGACTCCAGAAGAACGCAAAGATACCGAAAAAATAATAAGTCAGACGGATAAAATATTGGCCGAAGCCAATAACTTAATAAAAGAAAAGACTCTAAATGCAACTCCGCCCACAACAAACGGTTTTCGTATACAAAGAGAAGGTTTTATTTCGATGTCTCAAATAATCAACTCTGCAACCAAATTATTAACAAGTGAAGATTACGGAAATAACACTTCCGAAAATGTCATGACGGTTAATCAACGAATGCATTCTGCAACATTAATGGACCATAAACCACAATTTTCTATAGACCCACCGAAAACAAAAACAAATACGACGAATACAACAATAGAAGGTTTAGAAAATAAGGACGATAAAAATGTGATTCCTGTTAAAATAACTTCTTTATCTGACACACCCGAAAATAAATTCAAACTTCGTGATTATTATATAAAATCGTCTTATAACACATTTAATGATGGCGATTTTGATTACTCCACCGTAAGTATGGACGCGTGTTTATATGCATTATCACGCGGTTGTAGGTTTATCGACTTTGAAGTGTATTCTATTGATAACGTTCCCGTAATTGCGTCGTCATCAGAAAACGAATACACAACTAAAAAATCTAAAAATAGCATTCCTGTTTCGGAGGCATTTGAAGTATTGGGGAATTATGCATTCTCTTCTGCGAAATGTCCAAATCATGAAGATCCATTCATCATTCATATGCGTATTATGTCACAAAACATTACGATGTATCATAAACTAGAGGACGTCATAAAAAACAGTAAAAGCGTAGCAAGCCGATTATTAGGACCAAAATATGGAATGGATTATCAATCAAATGATTTAGGTAATGAGAATCTGTTGGATTTTAAAAATAAAATTATTCTCATGGTCGACGGAACAAATCCGATTTACAAGAAAACCGGATTCTATCAATTTGTAAATATGAGTTCAAATACTTTATTTTTATCGAAAAAGACAGTATTTGACGTTAAAAATATAGCAGACCCGCAACAATATAAAGAGGCGAATAAGAAAAATATGGCGCTTGTATTACCCGAAAAGAGCGGGAAACCCAAAAATGATGGACATAATGGACCATATACATGGGGTGCTCAAATTGTCGCGATGTGTTTTCAAGAATCTGCGAGAAATGAGAAATTAGATGCATACGAGAAATCGTTTGATGCGGTTGGATTTGCTTATGTACTCAAACCAAAGGATCTCCGATATATTCCTATTACGATCGCTCCTCCAAAACCACCAAATCCAAATTCATCTTTCGAAGGAAAACCTGCTTCTGCTCCTGGTATTGGCGCTCTTCCTCCGTTTTAACCAGATATATTAGACCAATTTCAATTATTATATTTTATATGTTTATTATAACAGAAAATAAACATATAATGCACCCACCACATTATTTAGAAAAGTTAAAAGACGAACGTGGTGATAAATTATCATATGATGAAAAAGAATTAGAAATTCTACGTAAGGCGGTTGATGTTGTTGAAGCGCGTAAAGGAAAGGAAACCATGAGAGATCCTGAAGTACAAAAAATAATTGAAACCGTTGAAAAATTTATAGCAGATAAAAAACTCGTTTGTTATGGCGGTACGGCAATCAATAATATTCTTCCAGAAGATGCGCAATTTTATGATAAAGATATTGAACTTCCCGATTATGATTTTTACTCTGATAATGCGCTTGACCATGCAAAAGAGCTTGCTGATATTTACTATAAAGCCGGTTACGAAGATGTCGAAGCAAAAGCCGGTGTTCATTTTGGAACGTATAAAGTATTCGTTAATTTCACCGGTATTGCCGATATAACGCAGATGGAACCTGAACTATTTAAGGCGATTTCAAAAGATGCTATTGTAAAAAATGATATTCATTATGCTCCACCGAACTTTCTTCGTATGGCGATGTATCTTGAATTATCTAGGCCTGATGGTGATGTATCTAGATGGGAAAAGGTTCAAAAGAGGCTTGTATTATTAAATACGCACTATCCATTAAAAGGATACGACTGTGATAAAATACAGTATCAGAGAGGGTTTGAAGGTGATAGCGGATCTGATACCGGTATTATAAATGAATCTGCTACTAAGAAAACGGCATCGGCATCGGCATCAGCATCAGCATCATCTTCCCGATCAAAGACCAAACACTCCGGCGGTCGTAGCCGTAGTAGTAGTAGTAGTACTTCAAAAACGAAGAAAACATCTAGAACTACTTCTCTAACAGAATCTCGTGCGACTCCTAGTCTTGAATCACGGACGCCGTCTCCATCGAAGTCCCGGTCCAGGTCTCGGTCTCGGTCGCGGTCTTCGTCTCCCTCGAAATCCCGGTCCAAGTCGCGGTCTCCGTCGCCCTCGAAGCATAATCGCAAACACAAACACGAAAATAGTGATCATCACGATAAATCAGAAAACACATATACGGTTGACGTAGCACGATTATCGTATTCCACCGAAAAGGAATTATTATTAAACCAAACAGACATTTATACTGTTGTAAGAAACGCATTTATCAA